TTTTGTCAATCTCAGCCCATCTAATCGCAGTTTTTAAACAAAAGCTACAGATATTTTCTCCTTCAACGGACAGTGCAATTTTGTCTATCTCTTCGCAACAATCACAATGTTTTATTTCTGTACTCATTTTATCCTTTATATTTTTTAATTTGCTTCTTTTCCTGTTTCGTCATAATCAAAAGTTTTCTTGTAGAGTTGTTTTGAAGCCGTATGATAAATAATTATTCCCTCTGGATTCATATAGTTTTTTGAAAATTTACTGCCATTTACTTTTAAATCATTCATTACTTCTTTAATTTTTTCAGTACAAAAAGCTCCAGTATAAAGAACAGGAACTACCTCACAGCAAACGGGTTTATTTTCATTATTCCATTTATGGACATCAAACAAAACAAACTTTTTATCAGTTAAATTATAGTTTCTTTTATTTATTCCAAGCCCGACCCATTCGCCAAAATGCTTGCCAGTACCAAGTTTTAAAAGCTCTTCTTTGTTTTCTAAAGCCCATTTTCCAAAACCATAATTATCAGTTGCTTTACTGCCATCAACTTTTAACCATCTGCTTTTAGAGCCAACAAAAAACTCCCCATTGTGAGTTATCTGAATTAAACCATTAGTTCCGTCTAATTTTTCAGTAATAACCATCTCTTTTGATAGTCTTGGTATTTTTTTGAAACCTTCAAATTTTATTTCTGTACTCATCTTATTTAAAAAATCTTAGCTGACTTTCCCCTCTAGGTCTATACTCTGATAAATCTATTATATCATTTTTTATTTCGACATTTTTGGAATAATAAGCTTTTTCTACTCTACTTTTTGCTATTTCAAAATATTCAGTATCTAATTCACAACCTATAAAATTTCTTTTTAAATTCATGCAAGCAATGCCCGTTGTACCGCTTCCCATAAAAGGATCAAATACTATATCGTTTTCATTGGTACTTATTTTTGTTAATCTCTGGATTAGTTTTAAGGGTTTAACCGTAACATGGCTTTCTTTCCCCGAACTAAAGAAGTTTTCGTTGTGGTGATTCTGTTGCCTTAAAATTTCATAAACTCCAAGCTGATAATTAAAGGGTCTTCTTAATGCTTCATACTCTTTTCTAAGTACTTCATATTCTTTTCTAAACAAATTAGTTCCTTCTTGTATTTTTTTATATTTTTCTTCAGTTGGCAAACTCCACTGATAATCACCAAAATAGTGATAACTCATTCTATTTGTTCCAATTATTCTATCTATTTCTTTTTCAGCTTGTTTCTGCGTTTCTAAACCTTCTTTGATTCTAAATTTTTCCAATTCATTTAATAAATAATCTTTCAAAGGTCTAAAAAGTTCTGGATTGTCATATAGTTTTTGAGTACCAGTTTTATTGCTTTCTATTCCATTTCCACCTTTAACAAATTGTAAATGCTCATAATAAAGTATTCTTTCAGTTCTTGTAGCAAGCTTTCTAAAATTAGCTTCACTTGTACAAATAGGGTTAATTTTATCCCAAACTAAATGATTTAAAAAATTAAAATGTTTATCAAAAATCACTTGGCAATAAGCTATATTTTTATCATCTCCGAACCAAAGTAAACTTCCATTAGGTTTTAAAATCCTTTTAAATTCAATCGCCAATAATTTTACCCATTCTAAAAATTCATCGAAACTTTTAAATACAAAATCAAAACCTCCTTTAATTTCAAAGTAAGGCGGATCGGTTATTATACAATCAACACTATTATCTGGCATAGTTTTTATATACTCCAAACAATCAATATTTTTTAACTCAAAGGTACTCATTATTTCATTATTACCGTTGAGTATGTTAATAAACCTGCTGAAAGCCAATAAATAACCCTTGCCCAGTCGCCTTTGATGCCATACTGAATAGCACACAATATATCTATTAATACTAATATATAAGGTAATTTCATTTTTATTTTTTGGCTAACCTCTTGAATACATCAATATTTGCTTTTATACATTCCATCAACCTTTTGTAATGATACTCTTTCAGCTCTTCAGCGGTTAAGTTTTCAGGTGGATATTCTTTCAACTCTTCAGCGGTTAAGTTTTCAGGTGGATATTTTTTACTCATTTTAATACTCCCAAGTTCTATCTGAACCAGTATCTATGTGTACAAATTGTTCAAGTTTAATAGCCTTTCCGCCTTTGTGATGAACTTTTACATATTGCCATAATTCATTTAATGATACATCTAAAGGGAATATATCAGCCGCCCGACCTGTTAAGTGAGTGCTATCTTTTTTCCCACCTACTTTATTATTCAAAACTGGGCAACGATAACCGCTTGTAATGCGTATCCTACCAAATCTTTCACGCAAGGGGTCTAATACATTTTTACATAAATAAATAGCATTATCTTTATATTTTTTTAACTCCCAAGTATTATTTATTTTATACTTTTTAGCAGTTTCAGAGCGTAGAAACTCCTCTTCTGAAAAGTGTTCTGATAATTGCATAATAATAGCCAATTAGTATTCTTAACTACCATTATACTATTGATTTTTAAGCACTTTTTAACTGTTTGGTTTTCATCTTCTCAGCATAATTTAAAAGCAATACTTCCCTTTGTTCCTCTGGTACTTCTAATTCAATCAAATTAGACAACTTGACAATGTCTTTACTTTGTGAGCTGGAGCGTACAATGTCTTTACTTTGTAGACCCGAGTCTACAATTAATACATATTCTTTTTTTAAAAAATATTGCTTTCCATTTTCAAAGTTTTCACGATTCAAGATATTATCTTCAGTCCATTTTTTAAATTCTCTTTTATTTGGAAATAAAGTTTTATAAACTTCCCAAGCCGTGATTCTTTTTTCTTCGGAAATATTTAAGTTAATATCAAAACTGCTTAAATTCCCTAAATTATGGGCTTTTAATGGTACTAATTCTTTATTCATAATAATTGATCTCAAGAGGTAATGGGTAGAGGACCTATCAAAGCCATTACTCAATGATAGGCTATTAATATTATATCAACTTTAATCTTATTTTTACTCAGGTTCTTTTCTTACTTATTTCTGGGGTTCTTCCTCTTTTGCCTTTAGCTCGCTAAACCACAAACGAGCTTCATCTATTTTAGTTATAATCAAGGATTTTTCTCTAGAATTTGGAAGAACAGATAATTTCTCTTGAATCTGTTCAATAAGAGCGTAAAATGATTCTGTGTATTTTGGCATTTATTGTATATGTTATGTTTAGAGTACAAATTAATATTAACTTACTTTTTAAGGTACTATTTTTTAGCAAACCTTTTATCCTTTGCCCAGCCTAAACAAATTTGTTTTACTAATAAAGCATCGCCATTTAAAGTAGTATCCAAATCTGCCAAAATAAAAGCAAAAGTTTTTTCTGTAAAAGGGTTAAAATCGGAATTGCCAAGTAATAAATAAGTTATCGCCAATTTTGTTAATAGTGCTTTAACTTTATCTGGACCTATTCCGCTTCGATAAGCATTTAAAAACTGAACTAAATCTTTTCCCATTGCAAGCGGTTTTTTTGAGTCTAAATAATTATTGTAAAGTGTTTGATTAAATACAACTTTCCCATTTGCTAGCTCTAAACCAGCCCATGCGTCCTGTGAACCGTATTTTTCTGCAATTTCTTCAAAGTCGTTAAACTCAGCTATAAACTCAATATCTTTATCGGGAGCGACTTTCACCCCCCAAAAATTTTCATTTGCTGATGTGAGTTTTAATATTTGTATTTTTTCCATTTTTAGTTTAGTTGAAACCTCTTAGTATAAATCTTCCTGTTATGTTTCCGCTCGTAGCGAGAACTTGAAAAGCGTTGTTTATTTCGTTTAATTCCCTTCGTGAGTTTACAATAGCCAGTGAGTGCGCAGGAGGATTAGTGACGACTTTAAAATTTGACAACATTGTTGTATATTCCGAGGAAGTTAAAGCACCCACTATTCTCACTACGCCTCCATGAATTGCGGTATTGACAAGAGCATCCGTTAAACGAGCTAGTGTATCTGTATATGTTGCAGACGCATAACTCCCTCCAGTTGCAACAAATACTTGTGATATATACGCTCCTGCCGTGGCTGTATATGTAGATCCGTTATCGGTTGATGTACGCAAACATAACGCAGCACCATTTGTGCTAGGACCAGCATCAATCGTAAGTTCGTAATCTCTGTATGTTCCAATATTATTGAATGTTACACTTGCTACATTTGAAACGGTTTGGTCTGATATAGTGCGTGAGTTCGGTGGTTGGTCTATTACATACCAATTTGTACCATCTGATTTAATCTTCACATAATCATTGTTAGCTCCTTGCATGGTAAAAGTAAGCGAACCGTTGATTGTTTCGCTGGCATTAGCGTCTATTGTGAGATATGTAAGCTGAGTAGTCGAACTGTTTATAATTAAATATTCTTTGTTAGTATTTCCTACCGCCGTTGGAAGCGTTAAAGTGGCAGTTGTTGCGCCAGTATAACGAATAATATTATCAGTAATTAAGGCTGTATAAGTTGCCCCACTGAATGAAGTTGTAGGAATTATTAAATTGCCTAAGAAAGTTTGAGTATCTCTAAAATAATTTTCTCTAGTTTGAGTAGGCCCTTGCCAATTAATTGCAAAAGTTACCGCTCCTGCTCCGCTAACCGTTGCAATGCCAATCAAAGCTTTTTCAGTAATATTGCTAGGTAAAGCCGCTGTTATATTAGTAGCTTCATAGTCTTTAGTACCCGAAACAAAAGTAGCCCAAATATAAAAAGTATTTGAAGTAGTTAATCCAGTAATTGTTTTTGCGGGCCAGCCTGTTAAGCTTGCATTCGCTGTTTTGTCAGCTCTATAAACTGATTCGTCCCACCAAGTAATAGCATCAGCCAAAATAGCAAGCTGATTAGTACCACCCGAAAAACTGGTAGATATTACATTAATAATATGATCGGTAGTGTGAATTGCCTCTAATAATGCCCTATTTTCGGTTACTACTTCTCCAGTATTATTAATTGCCGTTGAAGTATTTTGCCTTGCCGTTACCTCACTAGCTGAACTAATTAAGTTATTAGCACTAATTCCTGCTACATTCGCTGTATATGTTGTTATTTGTTTTGTCATTTTATACGAACCTTAAAAGCCTCTTTCCGTCGCTAATTACACCAGTCAGAGCATATAGTGAACCGTGATTAGAAACTGCATCAATTTCTGAATACCACTCTACCAATATCCTCAAACTTCGCCCCCCATCGGCAGGGGTAACATTCATATCTGCACTTCTTTCTTCAGTCCATAAACCAATATCCCATAATGCTACATCCCATAAACTAGCACCCGAAGACCCTCCGCTCGTTTTAGTAATAGTAATTGTACCAGTTTCTTTACCGTCCCAAATAAAAGTAAAACTAGCAGTTAGACCAACTGGAAGAAACCATTTAAAAATCAAATCTAAAACTTCTTTATATTGCGTTAAATCAGAACCTAAGTTTAAATCACCAGTTTCAAATGTACTTAAAATTGGCTGTCTGGTGCTTGTCGTAGTGGGGTTTCTTTCATACTCATCACCACTAAATGCTTTGTAAATATCGCCAAAATAAGAACCTAAATAAATATCTCTACCGTCTACATCGGCAGAACTCCAGCCCCAACCAGTCCCTTGTCGAGTCGTCCAACTTGAAACTATTGCTCCTGTTGCTGTCTGAATAGCATAAGTATAAGCTATTGTTAAATTCATTGGAGTTTCAGGATAAGCAAATCCTTCATTAGTATTTCCAATATCCGCCCCTGATGGCAAACTTATCCAGATTGTATTTCTTTCTTTGCAATGAATCATAAATGACTTATTAAAAGCCGCATTCATTGCTCCGCTTTGAATCAAAGAATTAATCTGAATGCCAGCTTCTAAAATAGTACTTTGTACTTCATTTTCAATGGCACTTAAAGCCCCAATTCCACGGCTAGACATACTATACAAATCATTCAGATAATTAATTACACACTCTTGATTAATCGCACCAATATCTTTTGAAATATTATTAAATACCCCAAACCGATTAGTACTCGGAGTATCATCACTTTGCCCAGTAAAAGCCTGCTTTTCGGTATAAGCCACAATAGCCAAATCTTCTTTTGTTTGTCCAGATCGTTTTAAAGTGGCAATAGCTGTTATTTCAGTTCCTTCAGTGTCCAGTATTTCAAACCATGCATTATTAGCTCCAGCTCCAGCCGTGTATGTTTCGCCATTTTCTAAATCAGAAGCTAACAAATAATCAAAATTAGCTCCACCCTCAGGAAAAGACCATAAAATTCTATTCTTATAATTAATAACTTTATTTGGTCTATTGCTTGTTAAAATTTCGGTTAAAATATTGCTTCCAAAAGCCGTTATATTGCTTAAAGTAGTACCGTTCCAAACCTTAGGTTGATTAGTTCCATCACACAAAAATACTTTAGTTACACCACTTGCACCCCTTCCAATTGCCCATCTAACCGTTTTAGTAGCGTCAAAAGCTGAGCTAGATTCTAAAGTTTCAGCTCCACCATTGATAGGAATTGAGTATAAATTACCACTTCTAACTTCTAATCTTTTGCCTTCGAACTTAAAAATAGCCCTTACTGGAGCGGTAGCCAGTCTATTAGTATTTTCTTTACTTGTACCAATTTCAATATTGCCAAAACCCCTAGTCGTTGGGTGTACATTTTTTGCCGTCCACAAAGCAATAGGGCTTAAAGCTGAACGAGGCAATGAACGGTTTACTCCACCACCAGCTACGAATCCAGGGCTTTCCATTTCAGGGGGAAATGTTCTTACTCTACTTGCTACCATTATAAACCACTCCCTTGTTGATAACCTTCATATTCACCGTCTGCCTCATCGGCTTCTTTCGATGTTTTGTTTATTCTTTTATCAATTAAATTAGCTAATTGTTCTCTAATTAAATCAGTATCCTCATTTAAAATAGCGTCCGCCATTGGGCTTACTCGTTCTGGATTGTGTCCGAATAGTTTTATTTTTGCCGCTTCATTAACATTTTTAATAGTTTTACTTAAAATATCTGATTTTTCCTCATCTGACAACTCATCAAAAGCGGTATCTTGTAAAGCGTCCCCAATAATTGCTTTACTTTCACGCCCCAAAAATGTCTGATATTTACCAAGTTCACGACCGTTTAATTGACGACTCATTCTATTTCCATTTATATCTTTAATTGTGATTTTTTTGTCAGCTTGCTTTAATAAACCAGACTTTTCACCGGTCTTATTGTAAATGTCTAAAACCTCCGCTATTTGTGGATCTTTCTTTATTTCAGTAATTTGAGCAGGATTTAATAAAGTATTTAATGCTCTGATTACGATATCATCACTTCCTCTTTTTATCTCTTCACCACCAACATCAACCTTAGCAGGTAAAAACTTACTTGCCCCTGGAATTTGAGCTTGAAGCTGTTTACCTGTTTTGACGATTAAATTTTTATCATAAGTTTCTCTTTGTTTTTCATCAGCCTGTCTAGCTAATTGTCCGCTCAAGCTTCTAAATGGAATGAAACGACTAGCAGATCCAGCTACAACTTTTTGAACTCCCGCAAATTTATTATCAGGTTCAGTTTTAAATAAATCTTGTAGACCTCTTAAGAAACTTTGGTCTGCTATTACCGAAGGGGCTATTTCAGCCATTTGAAGCATTTGCTCCAAAGTATCAGCTTGTTCACCATTCAATTTAGCGTTTTTTTGCTTGCCCATTTCAGCTCCTATCGCCAGCGGTATTGCAATAGGTTGCGCCCAGCCATAGCTAATTAATTTATCGCCTTTTCTTGACTTAGCGGCTTCTTTATTAAATCCACTATAAACAAATCGAATTAAAGCATTCATATTTATACTAAAAGGTTGTTCACCTTCCGCTCTTCTATTAGCACCTTCTTCTTGAGCGGGCAAACTGCCTGTAATAATGCCAGCATTAGCCAAAATAGCACTAGTTGCAATTAAACCAGTTCCCAAAGTAACATTTGCAATATCTTCTGTTATTTTTCCTCTTTTAACTAATTCTTCACCTTTAAAATGTCTAATTAAATCTATTCCAGTACCTACAAGTTTTAAAGGTGTCATTTCAACCGCCCTAGTCAAAAGATTGGCAGGTGTTTTTGTATAAGTCATTGATACATCTCCCAGCCCTACACCTCCGATTTTTGCATAATTTAAACCTTTTTTAATTTGGTTTGCCGCTTGTGCCGCTAAACTATTATCTTGAAAAGTTGCTTTTAATCCTTCTAAGTGAGCTAATTCAAACATCTCATCGGTGGGAATTCCATTAAAATTAGGGTCTGCTTTTTTTGCCGCTTTTATCAGTTGTAATAATTCCTGTCCGCTTGCCATTTTATAGAAAGCTCTATCTGGAGCACCTAATGCTACCTTTGTAGCTTTTTCCAAAAAACCAAGGTATGGGTCTTTAAAAACTTGCCTTCCCACCGAATTATAAGTATCAGTGGCTATATTAGTTGTATTAATTCCCAGCAAAGCGTCTCTGTAACCCTCTTGCCACCCTTCACGAAAATCTTTGAGTGCTTTCATAAATTCCCACTGAATAAATCTTTCTCTTTTTGCATTTCCTTTAAAAACCTTATTGTCAATGCCAACAAAAGCCCAGTCTAAAACTCCAGCAAATTGAGTGTGTACTCCCTTATATGCGGCATACATAGTATTACCTAGTGTATTTTTTATTAAAGTTGTAGTATTCAATAAATCTCCCGTAAACATCAAAGTTTTAGCCATATCGCTTTTAGTAACTGGATTGACATCTTGAATAGCCACACTTAATCTAGCGGATAATACTTTTCTTTCATTGCTTCCCATCGGGGCTCTTTGTAATTGATTCGCCAAGTCTGTAATTATTTTTCTTTGTTCTGGCTTTAAAGAAGTAACGCCTAAAGTTTCACCAATTGTATTTTTAACTTTAATTTCATTTAAACTTCCACCGTGTGAGTCATTGATTAGCCTTTCAAAAGCTTGTCTATATTCTTTTTTTACATTGTTATTCAAAGCTTTTTTTATAATATCGGCTTTCGTTTTCCCTGTAGCTGATTTAACACGGTTATTAATAAACTTTTCAATTTGTTTAGCTTCGTCAGCATTAGCTCCAGCTGTTCTTAAAGCTGATTCTAAACTTCTGCCATCGTTCGCAAAATGTTCTTTTATTTGCTTAGCAAACTTACAAAAATTAACCATTATGAAAAACTCCCTGGTGGACAGAAATTAAGTATGTCTTCAATTGCTTTTTTATTAGCTTTATTAAAGTCTTTGATTACATTTGCCGTAGCTTCTTTAAGTTTTTGAGCTTTAGCCTTAGGCATTGCTTTTTCTAAAACTTTATTAGCTTCTCTAATAGCTCCTTCTGGTGTCATTTTACCAAATCTGTAATAGGCTTGAATCATTTGTCCGCCTTCTGTAGCCTTTCTGGCTAAAGCATCTTCAAGCTCAGCCGCTTCATCTAATAAACCTTCTGACTCATATTTTCTCACTAATTCATAACCAGTAGCCACTTCTTCATCTGTCCAGTTGCTTTCTTTCCTAGATTTCATTCTAATTTCTTTGGCTAAGCTTTCAGAATCTTGAGTTTTGACTCTTTCAGTAGCCCTATCAAACAAATCATTACTATTTCTTGTTTCATAAGTAGTATCTTTGCGAAATTCCTTAGTTTCTTGTTTGAAATTAGGATTTTCATCAATTGTTTGAATTAAACCTCTTTCTTTGGTTTCACCAGTTAAATTATCTGGTTTATTGATTAAATCACTTTTGGGTGCTTCTGGAACTTTTGCCTCAATAGCTGGAGTTTCTGCTTTAAATTTAGGAGCTTCAGGAACTTTAGAAACTTTTGCTTCAGTGCCTAGCATTTCATCATAGATTTTTCTCATCTTGTTATTGAGTTTTAAATCTATTTCTGAGCCTGTAATGCCTTTGTAAATATCTACCAACCAGTCTTTAAAATCATCAAATATTTGTTTTAATTCTGGAATTGGTGCTTTTCCTTCACTTAAATATCTCTCAAATCCTCTAGCAAATTTTTCGCTTGCGTTAGTATCCCATTCTTTACTACCAGCCCAATCTAAAATTTTAGTTCTTTCACTTTTGGTTAAAACTTCTTCGTAAACATGGGCTATTTCGTGTAATGGAGTGGAAACATTAGGATCGGTTAAAGCGTGAATAACTTTCTTTCCACTTTCAAGCGTTTCCATTGCTCCTTTTTCATTTTGGAACTTAGTATTTTCGCCTCCCTTCCTTTTTTTTTGAAACAAATCATTCCATTTTTCTTCTTGGCTTTTGATTTCAGCATGATTTAACTCTTTGTATTTCGCTTCATACAAATCTGTCTTTTCTGAAGCCAACTTTTTAAAACCGTCCCACTGACCACTTTTGACAAAACTTGAAATTGCCTGATCTGTTGGTTTGTGAGTTATAAAAGCAATTTGGCCATCACTATTGACCCACAAATCATCTTTAGCTTGTAAAAAACCCTTCTTTCTTAAAAAAGTGGGCGTATATGTAGCACCTGGTATATGATCGCTTACTCTTAATTGAACATCAGGATTAGAGACCCACTGACCGCTTTTATCCATATAGCCACCCCTCAAATTTTCAAGAGGTTTACCATTCGCATCTCCCAAAACATAATAATTACTTCGGCTTTTACTGGTGTCGTTTTTACCTCGACTTGCAGATTTAATACGACTTATAATTGTAAAAGAATCACCTTTCAGCTTTGCACTGCGTTGGTCGTGAGGGATTTCTTGTTCTAATTCTGGGTGGTAACTAGCTTCATCAAATCTTTCTTTTCTTTCAATTAAATCTTCCTTGTCATAGCCAAGTTCTTCTCTGACTTCGTCTTCAGTTTGACTTCTTGTTTTTTTTAATTCTTCTATTTTTTTTGGTTGAAAGCCGACATCTTGTTTGATCCTGTTTTGCTGTTTTGTATAATCTAAAAATTCATTCTGGAATCTTTCTTTTCGTGGCACTCCGTGAAATCTTTTACTAAGTTCCCCCATTATCTGGTTAACTTTTCTTCCGCTTTCCCAGAGTTTTTTTACATCATCTAAACTGCCAGTTTTTACAATTTCAATATCAGAAGGAGTTAAATCTTGTCTTTGTAAATCACCCTGAAACTTAGCCCCTTTGCCCACTTCATTTAAATTACTCTTCTTAAAACCAACTTCACTATAAGCCGCTTCTTTTGTAATTCCTTTACGCCTTGCTATTGTGTCAAATATTCTGTCAGTTACAACCGCCGCCGCTTTACCTTTAGGTTCATCAAGTCCAAAAGTGGTTTTGTATGTTTGTTCTAGTTCGGTTTGGTTTTTAGGGTTTTCAGTAGCCTTTTTAGCTTGAACTGGCTCTTTCACTATTTCACCCAGTTTTTTCGTGTAAGAATCGAAATATTCGCCTTCAACACCCATTAAATCTGAATGTTCCTCTCCGACTTTCTCTAATTCTTCATAAGTCTTTGCATTATTTAAATCATCATTAAACTTTTTATGCTTGTAAGCCGCTTCACCATCAAACTCATCAAGAAATTTATTAGCTTGAATATCATCTAAAAATTCACTAGCAACGCCATCAACACTAGTTCCGCCCGATCTAATATCATTAGCCGCTTTAGCACTTGCAATTTTATTTTTATAAGTATCTTTTAAACCACTTACTGAATAAGGTGGTGGAACATCTTTTAAACTTATCCGAACATTGCCAAGTTGAGCAAATTTATCACCCTTTTTATTGCTTTTAATTTCAAATCCTAATTCTTCAAGTCCATCTCTAAGCGGTTTTTCAGCTAATTGGCTTTCATTACTTAAAACATTTTTGTATTCAGTTCTTAATTCAGATTGAGCTTGTTTGACTTCTTTTGGTGGTCTTTGTGCCACAGCCTCATCTATTTGTTTACCACTTCCTTTTAATCCTTCAACCTTTGGCACCTCTGGCAATGCTTTGGCACTTGGTTGTGTTAAAACAGAAGCCGACTTGTTCGGAGTCAGTACAGAAGGTACTTTATTTGCCTCGGATACCGTTTTTTGTGGCGTGCTTGGTATTTCAGCTTGGTTTATAGTTTGATTAACTTCTTTTACCGCTTGCTTGCCGATTTGAGCTTCTTGTTTGTATTGAGCATTTTCAGCTTTTACATTTTTTTTTAGTTTTAATAAAGCTTCTTTTTGGTTTTGAGCTTCCTGCAGTCTTTTAGCTTTTAGATCTTCTTTTAGTTTTAATAAAGCTTCTTTCTCAGCTTGTTTTATAGTTTGATTAACTTCTTTTACCGCTTGCTTGCCGATTTGAGCTTCTTGTTTGTATTGAGCATTTTCAACTTTTACGCTTTTTTGTTCTAATCTATTTAAAGCAGTTTGAAGTTGAGCCTCTTCTTTAGCCTGTTGAGTAACTGTCTTTTGGGCATTTTTAGCCTGTTGAGTAGCTGTCTTTTGGGCATTTGCAATAGTTTGATTAATATCTTTTTGGGCTTGACTGGCGGTATTTTGAGCTATTTTTGTTTTATAATTAGGCATTAAAGCTTCAACCGCTTGCCCTTGTTCTTGCATTTGTAAAGCATTTTGCAATTCTTCTATGTCAGCATTTCGAGCTTGCCTTTCACCTTGTACCGCTTGTCTTTGAGTTGTTATTTCTTCAAATTTCTTAGCACGCCCTAATTTATCAAAAGTTGGTTTTAAAGCTTTCCCTACATTGTGTATTCCTAATTCAGCCACTCCACCCAAGCCAGCCGCTAAAGCAGTTCTTCCTAATTGATTTTGTGCCGCTTGCTCTAAAGTTTGTTCACCGCCTGCTACTTTTGCCCCTTCTTGAATTAAGCCCATTGGTTGCTCCACGATAGCGTTTTCAATAACTCCTTTAGTTAAAACTTCAACTGTTTCTTTACCGCCATATTTTGCTAAAGCTTTACCAATACCAGTTTTCATTAAAGCTTTAGCTCCGCCAGTTGCTAATTTAGCCGCCCCCGTAACTTCACCACCCGCGAAAAATGGTAAAATTTCACCCGCAAATTCTCCTGTTTTATAACCACCTTGCTGTCTCATACCTTCCGCTAATTCTTTACTTCCTAAAGTTTTATTTTGAGCGTTTTTAATGAAATTAGGGTTTTGGTAATCAGCTTTGATAGCTTGTCTTTGAATTTCTGGGGTAGCTTCTAATTGGCTTTTTCTTTTTAGTAAATCAACTCTTTGATCGGCTGAAATATCTTTATTTAAATCTTGGTTTATTTGGCTAACTTTTAAATTGTCTAAAGCTTTAATTCCTTGCCCTATAATAGGAACAGACCTAAGAGCCTGATCTTGATAAGACGCGACCGAGTCTAAACCAGTATTTAAATCTTTACCAAATTGAGCGGTTTTCTCAAGTAAGCCAGCTCCAAAAGAGATGATCGGATTAGAGAAAGTATCAATTGTTTGTTCTTGTGTATTTAAAGGCTGTCCTATTTGTTTTTTTATATCAATTTGAGCTTTTTTAACTCCAAATTGATTAATTTGTTCTGGTGCAACTCCCGTTAAAGCCCTTTCCTGTTTTTGAACAGCCTTAGCTTGAGTAGCTTGCAATAAACTTTTTTGTTTTTGTTGTGCAAGTTTTCTTAAATTTTCTTTTTCACTCTCTGAAATATCATCAGCATTGTCCAATATTTTATTAATATTCTGAAAAGTTGAATCAGTAGTTTTTTTATATTTTTCAACTTGCTTTGGTAATTCTTTTGTAGCGTAATTAGCTTTAAGCTCTTCAACTCGTTTAATATCATTCAAATTTACTGCTTGCGGTCTAAGTATTCCCAAATCTTGCAAAACATTATTACCTGCATTAATGGCGGGCCGAGCTTGCTTTAATAAACCTGCAAATAAGTTAGCCATTAATCAAATCCTTTAATAGAATTAAGTTGTTGCCTGATTAGCTCAGCTGTTCCGCCACCGCCTCTACCTTGGACTGCTCTTGGTCTTCTTTGTGGGGCGGTATTTGTAATTCCCATATTGTAAGCATCTTCAGCTCTGATTATTTGACCAGTAGGATTACCTCTTTTGTCTACTTTTACAAAATTACCATCTCTTGTTTGTTTGTATCCAGAAGCTCCACCGCCAGAAGCTCCACCACCAGAACCGCCACCGCTACGACCATGCCCTCCACCACCACTTCCAACTTTAGGTGCTAAATATTTTGCTAATCTAGCGTCTGCATTAGCTTCACTCTTAGTTCTGTGAGCTTCACTAGAAGCAAATCTTTTTTCAGCTAAATTGTTATTTTGAATCTGTAGAAGCATTGAAGGGTTAGAAGCGTAAGAATCAAGCTCTTCAGGGCTAAATTTCATTCCGTACTGCTTGGCAACAGAAGTAACCAGTGCTTTATTTTGTTCAAATTTTTTAGCTTCTTTGCTTGCATTTTCGGAGCCTTGCCTAAACCCTTTTTCATCAAATGGGTTATCACTGTCTGGGTCAATATAGTCCTGATAATGTTCAGATTGCCAATCTTTAAGATTAAACATTGCAGGCGGAGCTTTAGGGGCAGTTTGAGCTAGATTTATTTGTCCTTGAACTGGTGAGCTTGGCATCGGTAATGGAACGGCACCATTTCCACTTATTGGCTCTGAACTGGGAATGGCTGTATTAGGCTGGGGAATTGCATTATTATTTCCATATTTTGCAGTCAATAAATCTAAATTTCTTTGTCTTTTTTTTGAAGTTAAATTATCTTTAATTTCCTCCATCTTTTGGAAATCCTCAACCGCCGCCACTCTTTTCAAATTAAACATCTCAAGCTGGCGTTTTTCCGCTTTATCAAGTCTTCTATTTTGAGCAACATTTTGAGCGGCAAGCATTAAGCCTTGCCCTAAGCCTTGACCTAAACTCATACTGAGACCTCCTGATAATTCACTTTCAGATAGCCAGATGGGTCTAAATGAACTGCATTGGGTCTATATAATTGAGCTTCCTGTGCAATAACTCCAATTTGTGGCAAATCAGTACCTTTTATTTTGTAGCTGTAAATAGGTACTCCATTGGGCAATTTACCGATTGGTTTAATATTTTCTTTTAAGCGGCTATCACTAAATGCACTTGCCAACGCAAGACCTCCACCTATTGCCGAACCAACGCCTGATTTAGATTGTGCTTTCCTTTGAGCCGCCATTTGAGCATCATTCATCTCTTTTTGCTGTTGCATTTGAGCGTTTTGCTGTTGCATTTGAGCATTTTGCTGTTGAACTTGAGCAATATTACTAGCCGCCCCTATCCTAGTATTAGCTAAATTCTGCCCCATTTGAGTTTGTAAGTTTGCTTTATTTGTATTAATTCCTTGCAATTGCTGTTGAATGTTCATAGCAGGATTAAACAAACTTTGAGCTTCATTCAAATACTGATTACGAGCATCATTTCTAACACCCATTAATTGCTTGCCAGCATTATCCGCTAGGTTTTGGCTTAAAACAGCCTGTGCAAATTGCCCTCTTGAATTGCTTCGACCAGCCGACCCCATTCCTGAAAATGAATTACCTAAATTAGCAGTAACTTCATTTAAAATAGGTTTATAATTTGCATTATAAGCTTCGTCCGAGGCTTTCCCTGCATTTACATCAAAAGTATTATATTTATCTAAAGCGGTATTATAAAGTTTTTGGCTTTCAAAGGGGTTATATAAAGCCTTGCTTGATTCAAGAGTATTAATGCCTTGATTGCCAAAGTCTCTTAATTCCCCTAAAGCCGCCTCTCTTTGTGCCCTAATTTCATTTTCTCTTGCGGCTTGGGCGGCGGCGGCGGCTTGGGCGGCTTGGGCGGCTTGGGCGGCGGCTCCATTATCTCCACCACCCTTTTTCTTTTTAAAACTCATAATTGCCCACCTCTTAAAGCCGCATTCATAGCCGCATATTTATTTTGAGGGGCCATTTGCATATTGCCCGATTGTAAAGCTTGAGCTATTTTTTGAGCTCTTAAAGCTGGCAGTATTTGGCTTGTGTAAATATCTCCACTTTCAGAACTATCAATAACCCCTTCAGGTGAGTTATCTATAATAGGCTGAGATGGAATTAACTCACTCAACATACCGTCTATTCCTTTACCGCCAAAGCTCTTTCCACCTTGAAAAAAACCAGTATTATTATTTAATTTATCTTTTAAAAAACTCATGAGCCGTATTTCTTCTCCAGATCCCAACGATAATCCATCAACCAGTGATATTTTCCGTTCCAGCGAACAGAATGATTAGCTTGTCGAGAGAAGAACACATGATTAGGCTCTTTAGCTCCTGCATGGCGGATAAATTCTTTACCTTTTGGCGTGAACGAGTTCGCCCAAATATAACGGTAGCCTTTATCAAACCAATGCCGCTGATAACTATTATGCCATAACTTTAAGAAGCTTGCCGCCGCTCTTGATTTTTCAATTTGACTTCCACGCAAGGCAATAATAATATATCCGCTATGTTTAGGCTCGTCCTCGTGAAACATAAACATACAATGTATTTGATTATTTTTAAATACAAATCCAATATCTTGAGAAATTCTGGCATATTCATTTAATAAACCAATTCCATAATTAGCCACCAAAACAGAATTTTCAGTTTTTAAATTTTTAATTACATTCAAAGCAAATTCACGCGTAAAACCTTCAGGATAAGAAACAGGTAAATCAGGAGATAAGCTTTTCATGCAAACAAATAACTCTTTATCGCTTGCAGTTTCACAATACAAATCAACGATTTGGTGAAGATATCCAACTTTTGTGAATAGGTGAGGTATGTTAATATATCTTTCTAAATACCAAGTAGGTCGCTTGGGCTTTTTAATATCTATAACATTAGATTCCTCTTGAATATTCTCTATTTGCAATTCTTCTATCATACAATGACGCTCCCGTTCCTAAATGTTATAAAACCACTACTTGCCGCTCCGTGTTGGTGAGGCTGAGAGAAACTAACTCTTGTATTAACTTTAAAATCTTGTAAGCAATATCTCATTTTGCTTTCTGATTCAATTCTTTTAGCTTGTGCTTCATCGATTAGACCATTTGTAAACATAAGCCAAGCATATATATGATCTTCTAAAAATCCATCACCTAGCCGATTGCAAGCTGTTAAACTGGAAGCCGTTAAAGCACTTGGTTCTTGATAATAATAGCCTCTGATTTGGTAAACATCATCTGGAGCTAAAACAAAGCTCAATTTTTTGGCATTGGCAACAGCGGTTGTCTTTATAAACCAGCCGTACGGTTTACCGCTTTCAATATCGCTTAAATCACCGTTATATTGTCTCTTTACAAAGTCTTCTGTGTAGTAAATTAAAGGTATATCATTTCTACCGCTTGGGTCTATAAGCCACATCTCAACGCCACTTATTTGGGTTGTATCAAAAGCAAGAGTATATTCATTAACCGCTGCGATAGTATTAGTATCAAAGTAAGTTTTAAAGTCCTCTTGCTTCCAATCAACCAATTCACCATAAGCTTTAGCGAATTCAGCTCTGGCACCTAATGGGTTTCTCTCAGTACTACTATCATAGTCAGTAGTTTGCAAAGGAGTTTTAAAAGCCCTTGCAAAAGCACGATTTACAATATTTAGTACTGAGTCTGCCATTTTTTCTCCTAGGTAATATTACTTGCTGATTCAATCACTATATTTACTTCGTAAGCACCTGCTGGAGTACCACCCAAACCTGCCGTGGTTACATTGGTTTGAATAGTATCTCCACTTGCAAAAGGTATAAATGGGCAATGACTCAAATTGCTAGCCACTGAATCACCTGGTAAGGTAACCGAGGTAGACGGTGTAAATTTATAAACAGTACCAACTACAGAGGCATCGACAAAACTAATAGTACCTAATGTATAAGTAGTACCACTTCTAACAAGTTGCAAGCTTACCACGGCTGGAGTTGAGGTATTCACAATTGCGGTAGTTACAATTACTTCCGAATTGCCAATGTGCAAATTACCAGCACAAGGAGCTACATATTTATAAGCAATACCTGTGGCGGTGGTTACATCCAAAGTTTTAAGACCTGGATTGTTGAGAGTCATTATATTATTAGACATTTTTAGCACCTTCTTTTTTAGGTTGTGTTTGGGGTTTTAGATTAAGCTTTTCAAGCAATAAATCAGTTTCAAATTCATTTAACGGGCAATCTTTTGGAATAGTATTAGTTTCATAGAGAGAAACAAGTAAGTTATTCAAGTGAGTAGTTTTATCCATGCCAACTTTTGACCAGTTGAAATAAACACGACTAGACCAAGAACCTTTATCAATGTCGATAGTATCTTTTTTATACTTACGAACAGCCATATCCTGTTTTTCGGTTCCTTCTCTGTAAGCTTTATAGCGTTCACAAAATAAAGCAATATCATTAACTAAACGCTCGGCTATTTTTAAAGACAACTGATCAAGATTTCTCATATTGTTTACATCAATTTGAAAGCCTTGACCAAGCCAGTATTTCTTTAAAACAGAAGTGGCAGCTCTTTCTTTTTCGCCAATTAGATTCCAGTATTCTTCAAACTCTAAATGAGCCATTACTCGAATAATTCCTTTATGAGAAACAACTAAACATAAATCAGCTTTTGCAGCGTCTAAAATGCGTTGTTCCTCGGCAGTTCTATCGTCATTCTGCTCAAGAAGAGTAAAGTAATAATTGTCTTCCCATTGGCTAGCTTGCTTGCTTTTACCACCAAGCATTTTTTCAATAACTTTACTTAAAGCATATTGACTGCTAGGAGGCAAACTTCTACTTAACTTTTCATTGGAAAAAGAATTACTAGGTCTTGAAACACCTTCATTCAATCTCTCTAATAAACTAATACTCATATTTCCTTATTGCTTAATTAAGCGTTATTATCATCAAAATCAAGTAACATTCCAGCTACATCACGCAACTCAGCTACTCCATAAAATACATCAGCCACTTGCAAATTAGCCAATTCAGGCAAAATGTAGTCTGACTGTACTCTTGGCTTAATACCAAAAGCAATCATGATTCCCTCTTTAGTTAGAACCATGCCTTTAACCGCTCCACCAGTTTGAGTTAAATAATTAGAACGACTAATACTTACACCGTGAGGAGTTTCAATCAAATTACCTTTATTAACTTGGTCTAAACCTCTTTGTCCAGCGATTTGGTATTCATCACGACCTTGCAAAATGTCTTCATAAGCATGAGGTGAGACATAAGCTACTGCTCTATTGTCAGGATTGCGAATATCGATACCATTTGCGTAAAACTTTCTATTGACTTCACCAAAAGTATCAAAACTCATAATAGAACCGTTACCAGAACCAACAACGGTACTGAAACCAGTCGCTAAAGCACAAATATCTCTTTCAAAAGCTTCGGCAATTGCTTTAGCTTGATATTTTGCTAAGTTATCCATTGTAAGAACGCCTTGATTTAGCTTAGCAATGTCTTCCATCATAATAGCTACATATTTGTGCTTATTAAGAGTTAAAGAAACAGTGCTTAAAGCATTAATTTGAGCAATAACAGGACTATTAGCGACTTTATCCTTAGCGGTGAATTTACCAGCGACGGTAACTCTGATTGTGTCCCCTTTCTGAGCATTACCTGGCACTTGGTCTGAAACATCAGTCAAAGGAACTGGGTGATCTGGACTCGCCAAGCCAGCTTGATTGAAAAACATTGGGGAGAAGTTTTGCAGCTCTTGATCTAAACTCCACAAAATCTTGCTTGTGAGTATTTTAGATACCTTGAGGGTATTGATTGAGCTGTCTGTATAGTTATAAACCATTGTAAAAAACCTTTAATTAAAACGGATCGGGTATTTGTCCACTCATCCACTTCTGCTCAAGTTGTCTCACCATTTGAGGGTCTGCTGTACGCCTCCAAGAGTTGTATTCTTGAGGACCATTAGTTTTCCCAAAGGGCCAACCGCCTGAAGATTGTGATTGAGTGTTTTGTTGTTGAGGAACTCTTCCAAATGTCTGATTTTGCAAAGGCTGAGAATTTTGCTGTTTTCGCTCATTGAATGACTTGAATCCTTGTACAGCTTTTTGAATATTAACTCTACTACCAGACTCATATAGATTCAATAAACTCTCTAGTTCGGCTTTAACTTGTGGATTATTAGCTGAATAATATTCACCCCAAAAATTTGCCGCTAAATGCTGAGAATTTTGGAAACCATTATTAATTGCCGCTTCTTCACGAGTTTCATTAGCCGCCATCTCAGTATAAGAATCTTTTGTCATCACCCCTTGGGCTTTGAGGAATTCTTGAGCTTCTTTTAATGAAGCTGGATCATACTGTGAGCTGGGCTGTTGAATTGGCTGGTAACCTAAACTCGCAAGTGGATTAGCTTTTAAGGTGCCAATTTCAGTTTTCAAACTTTGAATAGCTCCGAGAAGCTGTTCAACATTAGGGCTAGTTGGAGCTGGGGCAGCGTTATCCTGTTCGCCTTGGTTTTGATAATCATCTTGATAGGACTCATTTGAGCTATCAAAATATGAAGTGTCGTCAATAGACATTTAGTTTTTGTTCCTCTTGGTTTTCGAGCTTCCCGATCTGTTGAGCTAATTCGCTTAAAGAAAATTTAGATTTAACGACTTGCAAGCTGTCAATTCTAGCTAAATATTCGTGTCTCAGAGAAACATCTGAAATTTTAGAAAGATTAGCCCGCAATTTTCGTATCTCAACTTCTATTTGGCTAGCAGCGTATTCAAGAATTGGCTCTATTTGCACTAGATCAATATTCTTAGCTTTCAACTTTAAAAGTTCTAGGTCTGAATTTTGGCTTTGTGCAGTTGTCATAATCTAATAATGACTTATTAATGATTGTCTTTTTGGTTAAATCAGTGTTATAGAGTGTGGTAAAATGCAATAGAATACAGTAGATTTAAATAAATAAAATGAAAATAACCAAAGTAGTTCTTGAAATAGAGGCAATGGATTTAAAAGTTCAAAAGAATTTAAATGAATTCTCTGAATTAAATAGACAACTTTTTAAAGCCGGAATAGACATAAATAAGATTCCAACTTTTGTAAAAAATGGAGAAGATGAACTCAAAATTGGAGAGGCTGCAATAAATGCCTAAAGCTAAAACAAGTGAAAAGCTGAAAACAGCAATGATTTGCGTAATTCATAAAGAAAACTGGGAATTTGTATTAAAAAATGTAAAACTCTCAGGCTGTAAAAACGAATCTGAATGGCTAAATCAAGTAATTAGACGGTTAAAAAATGGGGTGGAAAAATGAAAATCTTAAGTAAAGTTGCTATTGATGAAAAAATGGGGACTTACAGTTCTATTACAATGCAACCAAAAAAGGGCGAACCTATCACGATAAAAATAGGGGATTTGGTGCAAGGCAGGGATTGTGTTAGTTGGGATTCGTGCGGTGTAAGAAGTGAAACATCTAATATTTTCACAGTAACCGAGATAAACACCTCTTTGAATGGCAATATAAATTTCAGAGGAAAAGAAGGCGGACGGGGCTTTCATGAAGGTAAAGATAATATTGTTTTATTAGAAAGCAAACAGGGGGCTGAATAATATGGGAAGTCCTTATAAAGAAGAATTACCTGCTGATTGGAATTGTGAAGCGGAAAGAAAGAGGTTTAAAGAGTATCTTGTTCAATTAAATGAACTGTTTGAAAAGGGTGAAGAAATTCATCCGAGCAATTCAGAGGGGCAGGGAACTCGTAAGAAATTTGAAACTTTAGTTGAATATGGAAATCTAGCAAATACTGTGCATTGTCTTCTCTATACGATGGAGAAAATTTCTAGACAATATCAAACTTACATAGGCAAGCAAAAACAATATCAAATTTACCTGCACAAGCAAAAACAGGGAGTTGAATTACCATCTTTTGAAGATTACTTGGTTTGGGTCAAAGCTTGGCAAGACTCACAGATGAAACAAAAAAAACAGGAGGCTAACTAATATGACATTATCTGAATTGTATTTGGAATCGTTGCAAGAACAAAAACATCTCTTATGCTCCCTGTCCCGAGTTAGAGAAGAAAACGACACTTTAAGGAGTCATTGCAGACATTCTAAAAAATCAATAACCGAATTGACGGAATTTAATGCTCTATTGAAGGAGGAATTATCTAAATATGTTGGATTGGAAAAAGTAGAGTTTCTAACTCGAAACTTTTATTTTCCAAACAGAAAAAAAATTAAAACCCATTTAGAAGAAGAACAAGAGGAGAAGAGGCTTGACTCTTGGGCAAAACAAGAGATTCAAGATAAAAAAAGAGTTCTGGAAGCTTTAGAACAGGAGGCTAATTAATATGACAAACTTTGAGAAAGAAAAACCTACTTTTGCGGAAAACCTTAAAAGTAAACTTTTGGAAGTTTTGGCTGAAGCTGCAAATCTTGAAAAAAAGATAGAAATTTATCAACAACTAATAATGAGTTTATTATCTACTTTGCGAAGCTGCGAAGACGAGAAGGCTCACCGAAGCTACTTACTGACTGTCAGACATCTAAAAGATAAATCTGAATATGATTTTTTAAAAAACTGGGTGGAATAGTTAAACTCCCAATAATTGTTTAGCTTGTTCATTATCTTGAACTTCTTGGGTAGTTTTAGCGGCATTAGCTGACATAACTTGAGTTTGAGCCATATCTTTCTGAGCTTTAGCGTCCGCAACCTTGGCGTTGTCTTGAGCTTGTTGAGCTTCAATTGCTTGTTTTTGTTGATTAGCTTGCTCTTCAGCGTTAAGTATCTCTAAATATCTTTCTTTATTTTTATTTTGTCTTAAATCAAGATATTCTTCAATTGCCAACTGTAAAGCTTTCATTTTCCCCGGTCCTTCGGGCATTGCTTGAATGAGATTCATCAATTCTAAATTAGCCGCTTTATTTTCTTCAACATCATAGACATTACCCTCAAGTTTAATCTCAATGTCTGCTTTGAAAGCGGCTAATAATCTTTGAGTAAGAGTAATATATTCCTTCTTGGCTACAGGATTAATCTGACTACCCATCACGACAGGCAAACCATTGGCATCAACTCCAACTTCTTGTTGTTGAGTCAGTGGTTCACTTAAGCTTTTGAAAATATTAACTAAATGCTCAATGTCAGGATTTATTTCTTCCAGTCTTTCATCGTCAATATCAACTTCAATCAATTCATCTCTAATTAATAATAATAAATCTTCTAAAAACATTTCTAAAAACGGCTGTAAAACACTTTGAGACATATTCCTTAAGTATTTTTTGTAAACGGCTGTTTGTTTTTGCTGGACAAAATCTACACCTGTTGCCGTTCCACTTACGACTGAATCAGATGATAAATCAACATTTATTTCTTGTAATTGATTAATTGTTTTCTGAATTTCCCCGTCCATGAGTTGAATATCATTCATTTGATATTTATCATCTGGCGACCAAATACCATCAGCACCTTGAGTATAAGATTCTGCATTAAAAGGAATATCATAACCAGCACCACGCAAGGCGTTCTCTAAATCATGCTTTGCAATTCCTGTTTCCATTGCGGCGGTATAAAGATTAGATGGAATAAAACGAGTTCTAAATGTAGTTTTACCGACCGAGTAAGCCTGACAAGCTCTTAAATAGTTAAGCCAGCATGCTTGATTATAGCTAAGTCCTAACTGAGATTTGCCATACATTCCCCAAGGGTTAGTTTGAGCTTCACATAATAAGATATTTTTGCGATTATATGGATTGTGATTATATTCAACTAATAGAGGAATTACTTCATTTAAAACTTTTGCATACAGAACAATTACATTTTCATAAGTTTCTTTAGTTTCACCACTTTTCACGCAAAATTCTTTTAAGTAGGCGGTTCTCAGCTCGCAATAACCTTTATATCCTTCCTCGCTTTGCCTAATGCCTGGCTGAGTGGCTTGTTCAATTCTTCTCTGTGAGTCTGTTTTGCTTAAAGTAGACTGTTCAAGTTTTAATAGTTCTGAATTATCACGATAAATAACATAATCTTGATAAGTATAAGGAGCATTTGGGTCAAAATCTGGATTTGATTTTAAATCATTAAGTGAAACAGCTTCCCAGAAATACAAATCTACCGCATTCATATCATTATTTACAGGACTAAGCATATCTGGATAGCAATTAAACATATTAATTACAGTCGCTTTAGCACCTTGATAAACCAATTCATTTTCACCATCATTCCGTTTAATTCTTATCTTTCCGCCTTCCATCTCAATAGTTTTGGCTCTTTTCTTTTCAGTTTTCATTATGTATGAATAAGCCAAACCGCTTGTATTCAATAAACTACATTGCAAGTCAAAGTTATCTAATGCATTATAAAAGCCGCTTTCTGGGTGATTCAAAGACTTTCTCATCTTACTTTTTACAGCATTTACCAAAGTGGTATTTGTATTTTGTTCACCGCTCGGAGCTAAATCAAACCAATCACCGTCTTTAGTTAGCCATTGCAAGCGATATGCACTTGCTTGTCTCCATGAGCTAGGATAAAAACTATTAGACAAATTTACATATTGCTTAGCCAAATTCATGACTCTTGAACCTTCTTCACCCTTGATAGCCATGGAAATATAATCAGTCCATTCTTTCTCTAATGGCTGGCGAATAGATTTATTCTGTTCTAAACGCTTATCATATTTCATTACCGCTTCTTTAATGGCGGCTGGGTCTATAGTTTGCTGAATATCTAATATTGTTTCCATTTTTTGTTCTCCTTTTTACCAAAAATGCCATCTTGGTTTTGCTTTAAGTTCTTCTTGGCTTAACAAGTTTTTAAGTTTTTCCATAGTAGAATCTACATCATCTGAGATAAAGAATTTTATATAGCATTTAGAATAAGGTTTATCAAAAGCAAGATAACAGTTGATAGTAGACCAATTATTTTTTGGAGCGATGTTTTCATTATAAAACTTTTGGAAACGGGCCGCTCTACGAATAAATCTTGGCTCTCGAAATCTGAAATCTGCAAGCTTAAAACAAAATTGCTCAACTGTATTTTTCCAAAATTCAAAAGTTTTTTTGCGTTCTCGAAATTCATCAAAAGTACTTTGATGTTCAAAATTATATAAACTTTCTAAACCTTTTTTTTGAATTGTTTCCATTTATCCTAATATCCTCAGTGTTCCTATTATAACACTTGTATTTTTAACTTTTGGTGGGTCAGGCCATGTTCCTAATATTCCATAACTCACAGCATCACATATATCACCAACTGGGTGATTTTGATAAACCTGACTGGTATTTATTTCACCCATTTTAGAAATATCATATTGCCATTCTTTGTTCAACCATCCATCCAGTAATCCATCGCAAGTATCTAACACTAATACGCACGGCAAAGAGTCAGCACAACGCCTCATTACAGCATTATTAACTTCGTTTGCCCTGTGATCTAACCTGCGAGCCCATTTGTCTTTATAAGCTTGCTGTTTTTCTTTTGTTAAATATTCGGACGGATTTCTCAAATTGTCTAATAGATTGATTGTACGCCCTGTTTCAAGCTCGAAAGTGCTTCGATTTGGTGCTAATGCAGGGTCTCCAAAATCCTTAATTTTTAGTCCTTCTGGATAATATTGAGTTGTAAAATTATTTAGCCAATTATTTGATTGCCTAATCACCTCCGTTAATACGCCACCATCTTTTGAGTTGGCAAATGCTTTGAGAAATATAAACCGCTCCAAGTCAGAATTATACAAAGAAGGTACACAAGCATTATGCCTAGACGCTCCGCCTCCGTCCCAATGATTGACAAGTATCCATTTATAATTAGATAATAGATTTTTGATAACAGGGCTTTGAAGGCTCCACCTGACAGGTTGCAAGACATTACTAGTATCATAAAACACTTCGTTAAGACACTCTTCAATTATGTTTGCACTTGTTCCTCCAGGCTCCCCAAATACCTCTTGTCTTAATTTTGAAGGTTTAAGCTTTCTCATTTGAGCGTCTAACCAATCTTGGTCATTAGCTGGATTGACTGTGTAAGGAACAAAAAAGCTTTTGGCGTGTGATGCTACTTCTCTTCTATATAACTGTTCAAAATAATGATTACGGCTTTCTGGCGCCGAACTAACAAGACTTGTAATTTTGCAAGTAAATGACAAAGCTGTATAAGCCGTTTCAAGATCTAATGTAGGCCAAAAACCAGCTTCATCAAGTAAAGCAAACAAGCCTCGTCCACCACGACCAGCTTTTTTAGCCGATTGTTTACTTCCTACGGCTTTACCTTGAATTACTCCGTGCCCTATTTCACGGCTCATGTGTGTTGAACTCCAGTTATCAGGCTTAAGCCATTCTGGTAAATTACTATAAATAATATCTAATCTTGGCATTAAACTAAATTGAGCACTTGAGCCGTCTGTGGTATCTTCATCTTGAGCAGCTACAACGCTACTATGTCCCCAATACTGAGCTACCCAAAAGAAAAATACTAAATGAGTGTCTGACCAGCCAACACGCCTAGACTTTTTGAAAGCATAAACATCAGGTATAACTTTAGGTTGCATTGCTAGCTGACTAAAAGGTTGAATTAGCAATTTATCTTGTTCAGGGAATAATCTAAACTTTCTTAATCTGTCGCCTCGTGAGCTTTCTTGGTCATACATCCACGCGCAAAGGTTAATCCAATCAGCACAATTATATTTAAAATGCTCTTTCAGCTCTTCTCTAAGCTCAACAGGCAAATCTTCTAAAAGTTTTGGAAGTAAATCATAATCGTTTACTTCTTTCAAGTGATTCAATATTTCATAAAATAAGCTCATTCTTTAAGTGCTTTCAAAGCTTGCAAGTAAGTATCAGCAGTTAGCTTTTGGGTTTTTAATACTTCTAATTCTTTTTCCAGTTGTGCAATTTTTTCTTTAGCTTCGCCGTCTTTCGAGGTTGCATACTCACCTATCATTTTTGTCAATTGATCTAACGATTTATTAGCAGCATTTCGGTCAAGCTTTATGTAGCTACCCGATTCAGTTAAAATCGTATCACCAGTCATCGCTGATTCATAAACTTTCTTATGTTGCTCCAAAAGCCATTCCCTATTAATTTGAAACTTCTCTTCGGAAATTTTCCTGACTTTTGTGAGTTTTTCAAAAAAATATTGAGTTTTTGAGAGTTTTTTGTAAAGTTTTACTGATTCGGTTCTCGCGCTATTCTCATTAGCTTTTTGGTAAACTGCTTTGTAAGCCTTAATCCAGTCTTGCCCATTGTCAAAATAATCATCTATCACATTTAAATGCTTAATTGAAAGCTCTTTTTCACTCATAAATAAATCAAATAAACACTCCATATCATTATTATAACACTTCTATAATGTCATAATCTTTTGTGACATCTTTATAGTTTTGTTCAAAATCATCACCAGCATAAAAATACAATACTCGTCTGTCTAAAGTAGCAATCAAATAGCCATATCCTATATGCCCTTTTTCATAGTTTGGCATTATCCTAAATTGACTCTCCATGAAGATCTGTAAGCTTTAAGAATTTTGGCTATTTTTTCTGCTGATTCGCCAGCTTTAACGGCTTTTTTTAACGCCTTGGCGGAATGCTGAAAAGTGCTAGTCATTGATATTTCGTCCCAATTTTTGCCAACAAAAAAATTAGCTAAAATTTCTATTTCTTCATTTGAAGATTTTGCTATTGAAGTTTTGTTTATGTTTTGAATTAATGTTGTCATTTTGTTTTTCTCTTGTTTGTTTATAAGTGGTTTAGAGCTATATAAGCCCTTGCCAACAGTCAGTTTAGACTGCTGATAAGGAATTATTACCAATCAATCGAGTCTAAGCTTAATTGATTGTTTGATGGCTTTTTGAACTGAAAAAAACCTAACTGCTCTTTTTTTTCTTCTTGTTTTAAAGCTGCTGGTTTTATTCTGTAAGCAAACTTGATCGCATTCCCTAATTTTGGAAACAAGTGTTTAATTTCATGTGCTTTTTTTAAAACTTGTGAATTGTTTTTTGTAGTTAAGTTATTCATTTTGTTTTTCTCTTGTTTGATTTATAAGAATAATTTTATACTATTACTATTCACTTTGTCAATAACTTTATAACATTCTTTTTAAAAATCATACTAAAGTTTAGGGTTTTATCTCTTTTTCTCAAATTCAATTACATCAGCAGGGTTGTAGTAAACAGCACCCCCTCCCCCCTCGTATTGCTTGCCCTGTAAAATTTCCCTAGCTTGCAATTTAGCTAAAGAGCTGACAGACAGCTTTAAATAGTCAGCCGCTTGTTGTCTTGTCCATTTTCCTTCTGGTCTATTGTAGGGTAAAGCCTGTTTGGCTTGCCTTGGTTTATATTGTTTCTTTGGCATATTAAAAACTTCGTGAAAAGTGAAATTGTGATTGAAATTGTGTTTGTTTAAAAATATTAACAGCTTTATCAAATTCTTTACAATTTGGTTTATTTTTATCCTCCCTGGTAAGTTTGTTTATTTTCTTCACACTCAAGCCTTGCTAAAGCTCCTCTTTTTTCCCAAAGTTTTAATTCTAAAAAACGCAGAATTGCTTTGGACTTAAAAAAGCCTGTAGGTTTATTTATTTTTTCTTCAATTCTCTCTATTGAAATTTTCAGATTGTGTATTTCAAATGTCATTTTGTTTTTCTCTTGTTAGTTTTGTTTGTTTTGTTTAAGGGGTTTTTGCCCCGTTTTTTAATTGCTAAATTTTCTAAATGCCATTTTGTATTGCTTCACGACGATTTAAATGATTTTCTATTTTTGATATTAATTTTTTATATTTTTTTTCTGTTACTATAAAATGCTCAGTGCCGAAAGTACACACCACCCCTGCCCCCTTTACACGGTCAAATAATCTTATTTTTAAATCTCTACAATCAAAAATTTCAAAACCCTCGTCTCTTTTATTAATCAATTTAAAACCGTTAATTATTGGGGTGTTGATTAGCTGATTTCTTGTAAAACCACCTACTTTTTTTAATACCATTTTAACTTCGTCTGTCATTGTGTTTTTCTCTTGTTTGATTTATAAGAATAATCTTATATTATTACTATTCACTTTGTCAATAACTTTATAACATTCTTTTTAAATTCATACTAAAGTTTATTTTTTATTCTAAATTCAATTTAAAGGGGGTTTAAACTTAAAATAGTCATAAGTATTCACCCCTTTAATTTAAACGCCAAAATCAAGCATTAAACTGGACTGTGTTTCAACTTCTGCTGTAAATTCTTTTTTTGCTTGGTCTATCCATTTTTTTGTGTGAGTATCAAGAAATTCCCATGATTTTATTTCTCTAATTTTTGGATCTGGAATCGACTCGGCTAAATAAAATTCTTCTTCAAAAATTTCAGACTCTTTGGTTTTGTTTAATAAAAATTTCAGCTTCTTTAAATCTTGATTAGAAATTTCAGAATGATTTTTTTTTGCTTTATAATTTTGTTTGGTTAAAACAGTTGATTGCATTGTGGCATTTGTCATGATGTGATTAACTCCAGTTGTTCGGTAACTATTTTTTTAGGTTCTTGGGGTGGGCTAAATGTTTGATAAGCCGTGAAAAGTTCTAAATATTCTTGATATTTGCTTTTCAGTTTAAAGTCTTCAAAATTTAGCTTTTCATTATGCTTCGGAGGCTTGATAAATTCAGCTATTTCTAAGATTTTTCCAGTTTTTGTAAAGTCATTATTTGGCTTTGGTTGGCATGACATAAAAAATATTGAATCTTTTTCCTCTAAAATCAAAGCAAATTTAGCCTCCACTTCAGGGTCTTCATTGTTTTCAAACCATTTAATACCATTTAAAAACTTATCCAAGAGCTTGTTATACCTATCAATCATCTTAATTAGCTCTTGATTAAGCTTTTCAACTTGCTTTTTCCAAAAAGCAATATTTGTTTTCTGCCTGACTTCCATGTATTCGCACAACTTATAAGCAGACGCATCGTTTTTATTAAGTTCAAGCTTGCTAAGTGCATTCTTAACTTCCCTCGCACAGACAGAAATTGGCTTTGGTATATTAAGATAAATTTCTTTAGACACTGGCTGTCTCCTTTCCTGTTGGTTGATTAACTGTTAAATAACTGACTGTTTTTGCTTCATGCCAGTAATGCTTTGTCTGCTCCAAAAATTCAGCAGTGGTTTGACTTCCGAGTTGATATGATTTTTGCCTTAAGCGGTCGATATTTGGCTTATAAATGCCATCGATTGTTTGAATAGCTAAGTCATCTTTGAATAGTTCGTATAAACCTTTTAATCCGAAATAAGCCCGTTCATTGTCTCGTTCATTGCTTAAAATGTGAATAAATGGGCTCTCTCGTGTTTTTAAATGCTCAACTATAGAGCTATTAATTATGCTTTCAACCGCTTTGTCTAAAGCCTTAAACGGCTTGTATTTTGGCTGTAAATCATTGTGAATTTGTTTTAAAACCGCTGGTGTTAAAGTGTATGTTTTGTTTCCCTTCTCGTCAGTAGGCAAGCCATTTTTAACTATATGCTGAAAGACTCCTCTCAAGTCTTTTAGAGCTAAATCTGACAATGCTTTTTGCCAAATTTTAGCTATTTTTAAATCAATTTGATTGTTTTGGCTCAAATAACCAAGTATTTGAAGTTCTTGTAAGTTTTCTAAAATAAATTTTTCCATTTTGTTTAAGGTCTCCGTCTAGTTCCTGCTTTGTATTCTTCTTCCAATTCAGCGTCCAATTGCTCAATTAAGGCTCTGGTTTTTGCTCTGTCAATCTCTTCTTCCATCGATTGCGAACCGCTTTCTAGCTCGGTTTGCCATTGTCCCGAGTTTAAAAAAGTGGCAAAATTTTGAATATAACCATCTTTCACCCTCTTGGACAACGAATAAGCCGCTATTGCTTTTTCAAAATCTTGAAGACTTGCCTTGTTTTTAACCTTAAGCCAAGCTTTGTAAGCAACATCTTTTCCGCCTTGCTTACCTTTTGCTACAGTTGAATAACCCACCCAAAGCCGTTTAAAAACCTCACACGGATAAGGGTCTTTGATTGGTTTAACTTCAATTAGTTCACCACCGAACGACCCGTTTTCTTTTGGCTTTAGATTTAAGCTTTGACTTTTTAAAGGTGTTAATTCTTGATTTAAATTTTCACTGCTAGAAAAAGAAGAAATAGTATTTACTTCAAAGTTAAAGCTTTCGTCTGCGTTAGCAGACAAGTCTGTACGCTTTTCTGAAAAAACGGGAATAATAATATTCTCTTCTTTTCTTGTCTTATCTTCTCTTCTCTTATCTTCTCTTCTCTGCATTTCATTTGCATTGCTTGCGTTATGCGTTTGCATTGCATTTGCATTGCTTGTGCATTCAGAGTTTGAAGTTTTACTTTTCTCTCTTTCCTTATCCCACCTAGCGTTTGCCGCATTTTGGGCTTTGCTAGATTTTTCTGAAATTTTATCTTTTGCAATTTCTACAAATTTCAGCTTAAGCGTAATTACATCATCAGATTTTTCAATTCTTATAAATTTTTCAAACTTTCGGATCGTATTTGCTAAAGAAGTTGGCTTAACATTTAATAAATTAGCCAATTCCTCATACTCAATTAAATTATCAATACTGTTGTAAGGTAATTCAATATCTTCTGTCATGGCTAATCCAATTAAATCTAAAAGTATTGCTTTCTCTTCTGGCTTTGCCTTTCTATAAGACAAACTATTTAAATCAGATTGTTCTATTTTTATCCAATCAACCATCTAAACTCCTTCTTTAACTAAATGTGTAACACTATTATTAGCTTGCTTCTTGGACATTTCCAAGTCGTTTAAAACTTTAAATTCAATTACAACGGCTGTTGAGGTGATTTCTTCAGACTTAGCGTCTTCTTCCGAAATTCTTTCAACTCTTATGTTTGTTATTTCTAAATGAATTCTGCTTAATTCTTTAGGCATATAAATTGGAGACTTCCAAAATCCTTTCCCTTTGGCGGGATCATTATAATCAGCCTTGTAAATAGCTTCT